CCTCCATCTCCCCAACCGTCTACGCAGAAGTCCTCCAATACTGCCTCGCCGACCGAAATGGCTGGGCCGCCTTCCTCGGTACCGCCCGAGTCGATGACGGATACCGCCTGTACCGCATGTACCAAGCATACAAAGATGACCCAAATTGGTACTCCAAAATGATCGGCGTTAACCAAAACCCAGAAGCCTTCCCGCCAGAACGCGTCAAAGAAATATATGATGAACATATCAAATACTGCTTGACCAACGGGATGACTATGGAACAAGCCCTCCAATCCTTCAATGTCGAGTTCCTCTGCGACTTCGACTTCATCGATAAAGGTAGACCTAATATGACCGCACTATTCTACCCCGAATTACAAGCCCTGTTCGATGCCGACCCAGCCCGCATCCTCCCCGCACAAGACTTACCACCCCTCCACCCAGAAACCCTCATCGCTACATTTGATATACAACACTCCGCAGGGCGCGACTATACCGTATGTACCGTTACCGGCGAAACCGCCGAACACCCAGTAGTCGTCTCCATCGAATGGGAAAATAATCAACCGTGGGGATATTGGTATCAGCGCCTCCGCTTGCTCGGAATCCGCACCGTCGCCCTCCCGTTTGACGCCGCAACCACCAATAAAGAAACTATGCTGACCCTCGTCCAGACCTTCAAACGCGAAGGATTCGACGTAATCAGGATTAAACGATTGCTCCGACCTGAACAAATCGAAAATGGCCGGTGGCTCATCAACAACGCATTGTTCTCGCGCGATTGCATCCCAGCACTTTCCGAAATTGGTAAGTTCCAAGACTTCTCCACCAGACACGGGCTCGACCAAGATGTTGTGGCGAGCTTCTTATACGCGGCACAGGTGGTTCGGAAGAAGCATACCAAAAAAGAACTTGCGATTAACATCCAAAAGAATTATAATGACCATAAAGACGTGTACAATACAGGTGTGACCCTGTACGGAACCGATATAATAGGAGAATAATATGTCAATGCACGCGCCAAAAGTGAAGGACGTTGTTCAGGAAACCCCAGATCCATTGATTAATTTAGGCGACACAGCTGCTGCGGTGTCCAACGAAAGACGTAAACGTGGTATGCTGTCCACGTTCATGGGCAACTCAATGGGCAACGCACGTTCGTCTGGTTTCTTAGCCAATTTGGTGAATAAACAGCCAACGCTGGGTAGTCAAGTAACTGATTAATGGAGGGATAGATGCCAGCACCTCGCGACATTACATACTATATGAGTCGTTTGAATACGCTTGAAATGAAGCGTGAAAATTACGACCCGAAGTGGAGAGAAATTGCCGTATTTGCAGATCCGAAAAATACCTATTTCCGCGTTAAGCGTGCCAACGGCGATTTGTCGCAACTGATTCCGAAAATGGATGACACGGCACAAACCAATTTACCAATTTATGCTGCGGTTTTGAATTCGATGCTGACACCACAGGCGTATCTGTGGCACAAGTTACAATTCTTTGATCAGAATATGCAGGCGCAATATGGCCCGTTGCTTGATCAAGAGAACCAATTCCTATATAACAGACGTTACTCGGCGTATTCAAACTTTACGTCGGCGATGAACGAATGTTATATGTCGGCAGGTGCGTTTGGTCATGCCATTATGCAAATTGAACCAGATCTTAAACATAAATGTATTGGTTACCACGCCCTGCCGATTGTAGAATTTTACATCGACAAGGACGCGTACGGGTTTGTGAACATCTTTTACCGCAAAGTTATGTACACGATGCGGAATTTATTGACGATATTCCCAGATTATTTGCCTGAAAAATATAAAGATCGTAAAGATTTAAAGTGGCTGGACGACAAGATTTGCTTAATCCACGCGGTTGAACCGTCTTTAACCACATCAGGCAGGTTCACATCCACGTATATTGATAAGACCAATATGCAAATCATCGAAGAAACCGAAATGAAATACTGTCCGTACCTGTGTTTCCGGTCGGCAGTGTTCCCATCTTCTGATGATCCATATGGTTTCTCGCCGATTATGTCAGTGTTGCCGTCCATCAAAGCGCTGAACAGTTTGCAATTCAACTTTATGAAGCAGACCGACTTGGTTGGACAGCCAACATTGTTGACCAACAGCGACATCATTGACGCTAGAAAGGTTGCGGCATCCGGCACCGTTATCGAGGGTGGTGTCGACGACGAAGGTCGCCCGATGGTTGTGCCTTTAAAGGCTTACGGTGAACTCCCACCGATGGATTATATCATTCAAAAATATCAGGATACCATTGAAACAGTACTGCTTGCGAAATATATGGCCCTGATGAGTGATACACAATCCCGCTCGGCGACCGACGCCATGATTAAGGCCAACGAACGGGCGAACTTGGTTGCCCCATCTGGCGATCGTGTATCTCGTGAATTTTTGTTACCGATGATTGAGGCCGAAATTGTTATCTATGGCGATATGAATGTGTTGCCACAGATGCCAGCAGAGCTGAAAGGTGTTGGCTTTGATATCGTGTTAGACAATCCGTTGTTGAAGGGACAGCGAATGGATTCGGCAAACAGTGCGGTCGCATTGATGCAGTACATAGCTCAGTTTGCGTCGGTGGATGGTAGCGTTGCAGACGCGTTGAACGTCGAGAAGTTGGTGCGTTACCTCCAAGAAACTATGAATGTACCAGCCAATGTGATGCGTACGCCGGAAGAAATCGCGGCGATTGCGGAACAGAAAGCACAAGCACAGCAGTTAGCGCAAATGGTTGAAGCGGCACCGAAGGTTGGTTCCGCGATGAAGGATATGGCTGAAGCGCAAGCGGCAGGATTTGGACAATGAACGAAACGGTAAAGGCAGCCCTTGCAGGATTGCCACGTGAATTTATATTATGGTTGGAATCGCTACGGCACAAGAACCCGTTGATTGGTTCTAACGCTGGTGCGAATGCCAACAGCGTGTTTGTTGAGATCGGCAAGAACTTAGTTGTCGATGCGATACTGGATGCGCGTGAAGAAGCAATACATCCGAAGCCAAAGAAAGCGGGCATGCCCGATGGTTCGGAATTAATTACACAACAAATCGTTGAAAACTAAAAGGATGATAGATGGAAGACGATAAAACAGTAACCAATCCTCAAGAAGGCACACAAGACGGCGGCAATCCGACTGGTGCGTTTTATGATTCGTGGGGATTGTCCGACGAAGACAAGGGCTTTATTCAAAGTTCGAAGTATGCAGACCCTGCAGCAGTGATCAAAGCGTTGCGCGACACCAAAGCATATGTTGGTGCAGACAAGAACGACTTGATTCGTTTGCCGAAAGCCGACAAGGATGGCAATCGTGATCTGAGCGAAGTGTATAAACAGCTGGGTCGTCCAGAAAAAGCCGAAGATTACGGCTTGGGTGACACCGACTTTGCAAAAGCAGCGGCTGATAAACTGTTCGAACTGGGTTTGAGCGCGAAGCAAGCGAAAGCGTTGTCCGATTTTATGGTGGAACAAGACAAAGCGATACAAACCAATTCCGAAGAAGAATGGAATCACAAGGTTGAAGAAGGCATCGAAGCCCTGAAGAAAGAATGGGGCGCCAATTACGAAGTGAATAAAGAACTGGCGCAGAAAGCAGTGCGCGATATTGTGTCGGCGACCGGTTTGACAGTTGATGAATTGAACAAAATCGAAAGTGCACTGGGTACAGATAAAGCGACCAAGTTGTTCTATTCGATTGGTGCGAAGGAAGGCGGCATAAAGAACCTACAGAACTACAACGCGGGTGAAGAAACACCAGAAATTGCACAATACAAGATTGCGGAATTAAAGAAGGATAAAGAGTTTGTGTCGAAGATGGCGCAGAACGATCCATCTGCAATTAAAGAAATGAAACGATTGACTGAAATTGCCATGCGGGCAAGGGGGTAAACTATGAAAGAAATTAATGCATATCCAATTGGAACTAAGGTTTGGTATTTTAATCCAACGTTGCACGGGGAATTAAATGTTAAAGAATCAATAGTGATTGGTTCGTATGTGCACAAATCAAGAGGCGAACTGTATTATACGTTGTTGAACGATGCGATCGAAGGATACGCAGTGCGTTTAACAAAGAAAGGTGCGGAAGAACAGCGCGATAAATATGAAGAAATAAGAAAGGAATTATTGGCGCAAGAAGAAAAGCATCAAGAAAGAATGAAGAAACTGTGGGAAGCAGATCGCTATGAAGAGTATAGCATAGACCAATTGCCAACAGAAGGAGATTTAAATGGCGACGAAATCGCAAGCACTGAACCGGCTAATGAATAAAAGCAGACATATGCGCAACGGAAAGATTGCGCTGAATCTGTTAAGGTATGACGTAGAGTGGGCGGTAAGACGCTGGGGATACTTCGACAAAGAAAGTACTTGCAAATTTTTCGAGTACGTTGTATCATTATTTAAAGAAGATTTAGGTGAGGGCGCCAAGAAAACAAAGGCAACCAAGCCTAAAAAAACCGACACCCTTCCTGCGGAAGAACCAGAGACGCCTGCAAACGTCACTGAACCTGAAGCAGCGGGAGTTAAAGAAGAGGAATCATTGTAGGCGGTTATTGCAGACCTTCCCGTACAATAGTTGACTCACAAGAACCGAGGGCAACCTCAAGTGTTAAACTATTAATAAAGGAATAAAACTATGGCAGGAAACTTCAACGGTTTCGACACCGAGTTGATTGCTCAGCAATATACCAACTTGATGGAACCAGTTATTCAGCAGGGTGAAACCCGCACATCAGAATCCGCGATGTTGAAAACAGGCCTGACAGTTCGTGACGTTCAAGTCATCGACTGGTTGGACAAATTGACATTGCGCACAGTAACCGATTTGACATCTGTTCGCGCAACAGTGGTCGACACAGCAACAGCACAATCTCGTTGGTTGCCAGCGCCACACTTGGTAGAACACTGCATCCGCAAATCTGCAACATTTGATTTGTTGACATTGGTCGACCAAGACTCAGCAGTTCGTTCTGCGCAGATCAAAGCGTTCAAAACCCACATGGATAAAGAATTCTATGATGCGGCTATTGGTAACGCTATCACGAACATCAGCTTGGTTGCTGAAGTAGCGGGCACATCACCAGCGGGTATCACATCTCCGTATGAATTCGTTGCTTTGCCAGCGGCTAATACAATTACGCCAGCGGCAGGCTCATCTATCACCGAAGGTATTGACGAGGTGTTGGAAGCAATTGATGCGAAGGACGTTGATACAGTTGCGAACCCAGTTGTTTGCTATATCACATCGGGTGCTAAGAAATTATTGTTCGAAGACCCGCGTTATGATAACTGGAACAATATGGGCACACAAGTTTTGGCCAGTGGCGACATGGCATCGTATCGTGGTGTTAAGTTCGTCCGCTTGTCTGATGCCGACGTGTTCGGTGCGGGCAACACCAAGTGCTTGGTTGTAGCTGGTAAACCAGTTTGCGTTGGTATCTGGAGCGACTTGTCGACAAAGATCGACATTTTGCCAGAACATTCGTATGCTCGTCAAATCTACACCTCCATGTCTATGGCGGCTGCACGTTTAGACGAAGACCGTGTGTTCGTTCTGGATATTGCTAACTTATAAGAGGCGAAGTAATGACTAACACACTGACTGAAACCGACATAGCGAATAACGCGTTGGATCATGTTGGCGGACTCAATATACAAAGTATTGACGACAACACAAATCCAAATGCGCAGCTTTGCCGTCGGCACTTCGCTCAGTGTGTTAGAGCCGAATTAGATAAATACGAATGGTCGTTTGCGTATAAAGTTACGAAGGCCATACCGGTAGACTTAGAAGCGTATCCCGAAGCAGAGATAAAAGGTTATACCGCGTATCATTTGCCTGCTGACTTCAGCAGATTATCACAATATTTCTTTGGCGTGTATTACCCGTATAGAAAGAATCAGTATGATTTGGGACACAACTATTTTCTGACGTCTGATTATTTGTATACGCGTCGTCCGATATGCACGATACCATACAGCAGCAACCACGTGGAAATTTCCAAGTGGCCACAGTTGTTCTGCGATGTTATGGCGGCGGCGTTGGCAATTCGTATTGCACGAAAGATTATGGGCACAGACGCGGACATCGCGTTCTTAAATCAGATTTATAATAAAGAAGTATCTGCGGCTCGGAGACAACAGGTATTGCAGATGGAACCGAGTGGAACGGGTATATCTGAAACACAAGAGTCGAGGTTAAGATACTATGGCGGCTTCTGATAAAAAAGTACATCAATATACGTGTTTTAATGCCGGCGAATACTCTCCCGAGTTGGCCGGTCGTGTTGATTTGGAATCGTTTGGTTCTTCATCGCGCTTTATGTGCAATATGCTGTCGCAGGTGTCTGGTGGTGTTAAGAAGTTTTATGGCACAACGCATGTCGCAGAAGTTACTCCAGAAGAAAATCAAAATATTGTAAAGTTTGTTCCGTTCATAAACAGTTATGAACCGATGGTGTTGGTGTTCTGGGGGGTGAATAATGTTGATGAAACGATCGAAAAGATAAAGATTGGTTTGATATATGGCGACAAATACAAACAACTGGACATTGGTTTTCCAACTTCGATTGATGTAAATGAAATGCGCTGGAAGCAAATCAATGATATGATTGTGTTTGCACATAAAAGCGTTCAGCCGTTGGCGATAAAGTTTTATGGTGTAGATGAAAACGGCGACTATGTGTTCAACGCCGAAGATATTAAATTTACAGAAATTCCCTACTTCCCGATTGCGACGACATCAGATGACTTCGTTGGTACACTCTTGTCGTCTGGCTTGTCCGGCGAAATAACATTGTCATTACCAACTGGAGCGTCGAGTATTCGCAGTAATTTTCCATCACCATTGAATTCGCAGGGTACATATACGAGAACGCAAAAAAAGGAAGGATACGGTCAAGGGTATAGATATGTTGTAAACAACTCGACCGCTGCGTTAATTCGTGTCAGGAATAATGTTGAAACGACATTGTGCTCTGGTATTTGTAATTCATATACAACTAAATTCGAGAGGGAGAGAGGCGTCGGTGGTATAAGAATGTATTATAGCAAGGTCACTGACACGATATCTCGTGAAAAGATATTGCAAATAATAAGAGGCCAGTATCCGCAATCATATCTGTCAGGCAATCAGGTTGTTTTGGTTGGTGTTAACGACCACCAAGATGACGATCAATATTGCATACGGTTGGTTCGTGGTTCCATAACTTATAATGGTCACGTCGTATTTGGAGCAGCGACAACGTTATCCACTCCGTATACTCCATCGCATATAACAACCGATACATTAAATGCAGAACAGTGGCTCGGTCGTAAAATCAAATTTTATTTTGATGATGATACGGTTGTTGATCCGTGGTGGCAAGGGCGTTCCGACATAACAGTTGGTCAATATGTATATTCCAATGGGCACTGGTATAAAGCCACATCCGCTGGTACATGTGGGAACATCCAGCCGTCTCATACATTTGGTATTCGCTCGGACGGCGGTGTTAGTTGGTTGTATGTTCATAGTGGTTCGGGAACGGCGACGGTCACTGGTGTCCCAACTGAAACGACAATTACAGCAATTGTTGAAAGCGGAGAACTACCAAAGAACAAAACACAAGACGGTAAATATGTATTTAATAATTATGCGTGGTCGATATGGGGCTATCATGGAATTCACCCGTCGGAAGTTTATATGGCCGGCAATCGTCTTGGTTTTGTATGTAATACCGATGGATATGGCGCGTGGAATTCTATGTCGGTTACCGATGATTATTTTAATTTCTCGACCGAAGAATATGGCGAACAACTTGATACGTCAGCAATCGTGCATCTGATTGCGAATAACGAGTCCGGCGCGATAAATTGGGTATTGTCGCGTAAGAACGTGTATATGGGTTCATATTCTGGTGAATATAATATTCAGGGTAT